AAAACCGACACATCTGGACCCTTTATGAATGAGGTCACTAGACCTAAAGATAAAATTATTAAACAATATATTGTAACATACGAGCAACATGACCGCGGTGTTAAAAAGACCACTGTAACTCGTCAGTATTACAGTAATGATTATCAGGATAGTATGTCTTCTGAATTTCTTCCACTTAGATCTGTTAAATAGGATATATAATGAAAGCTAAGCTAATAGGCTATACTCAACCGAGTGGCCGAATTCATGGAGGCGAACTTGCACATAAGGGACTCGACAACATACAGGATCTCGTCGCGTACTGTGCGCGTGTCTCCAATCCATCCAACCAAGCTAACACTAAAACAACGGCAGGCTTACTTAATTACCTCGTCAAACACAAACACTGGTCACCGTTTGAAATGTGTTCAGCCACCCTCGAAGTCGTCACGACCCGAGACATTGCCAGACAGCTCCTCCGCCATAGATCATTTAGCTTTCAAGAGTTTTCTCAGCGGTATGCTGACATCCGCGATCTTGATGCTGATTTTGTTTTAAGGGACGCACGTCTACAAGACACAAAGAACCGTCAGAACAGTATTGCAACAGATGATGCAATGTTAAGTGCGGAATGGATGGAACGTCAACAATCACTTATCGATCATGCTAAAGAAGCCTATTCCTGGGCTATAGATAATGGTATAGCAAAAGAGCAAGCTCGTGTTGTACTTCCAGAAGGTAACACAGTTTCTAAGCTATATGTTAACGGAACTATTAGATCATGGATACACTACATTGAACTACGTGCTGGCAATGGAACACAACAAGAACACATGGATCTTGCCATAGCTATCGCAGCAACTATCGTACAAATATTCCCTATGACTAAGCAATTTTTACCAAAGGAGTAAGCCCAATGGGTAAGTGTTTAAGTACATTCTATGCAGAGAGTAACAAAGGTAAAGCTGAAGTTCACATGAACTACAAAGAAGAATACGCTCATATCGAGTACTTTGATAGCAATGACAAACGGTTCTTCATTGAAGAATTTCCTAATAAAACCCTAAGGTATGTAGAAGATGCTGCAGAGAACTGGTCTCTCGGCATCAAAAAACTGCATAAAATTGATTAGTATGTTTCTTGAATATTGGCAATTTGCCTGTCTCTTCATTCTATTTGTGATAGCTATGAAACATCAGTATAAGTCTGGATTTAAGACTGGTTCTGAACTCACCTTGGATATACTTGAATCCGAAAAAATTATAAAAATAAACGCAAAAGGCGAAATTAAAGGTGTACAAAGCTCTTCACATGTGGTATAATGGTTACATATTAATGAGAAGAGAGATACATCATGGGAATTCAAAACAACACAGCTCGTAAGTCTACAGCTTACATTGGCACATTTGATTATGAGTCACACACTGACATGTTTCAACTTGACGATCTTAGATCTATGGTTAAGCATATGAACAAAGATCTTCGGGCCTCGAAGATGGACTATCAGTTCTATGTTAAATGTCAGGGACGTTCAAGCACTGTTAAGCGGTCTGGCGCTTTTGAATGGTTTATACCATTAGATGTAGCTGATCGGGTTGATGCCTACATCTATCGTCGCAGAGCGTAAACATATTGTCATCTAAGGATGATGCACTCGCCTTTGCTTGCAAACGGTTGTTACCTAGGATCCGCAAGATCTTTGTAACAGTCCGTATTTGCAACATGGATGTAGACGCAGATGTTGACCAGGGCTACGATGACCGAGAGTACGTTATACGTATCAACCGTAAGCTTGCTGGTGACGATCTATTAACCGCTATCTTTCACGAGATGGTACATATTAAACAGGATATTCGCAAAGAGTATCCTGTTTTTTTACCTTCTACCATACCATATTACGACCGACCATGGGAGATCGAGGCATATAAAATGCAAGAGGTCTTACTTTTGGAGTATCAGAAACATATAAATAATCGTATAATACCCAATAATACGGTTTCTAAGGACTCATAGCATTAATGATCAACTTTAAGACACACCTAGTAACCGAAGCCACTAGTGGCAAAAATACCCACATGACTCACATTGAAGATCGTGTGATATATGGTGGCGTTAATGGCGCAAGAGAATCTATCTTAGCCTTAAGAGCCATGAGAGATATGTTAGCAGGCAGTGCGAAGAAGTCTGTTAATGTTACGGTTAAATGGGACGGTGCGCCTGCAGTATTTGCCGGTATAGATCCAACCGATAAGAAGTTTTTCGTGGCAAAGAAGGGTATCTTTAATAAAAACCCTAAAGTATATAAATCTCACGCTGATATTGACGAAGATACGTCTGGAGATCTATCAGTAAAACTCAAGGTTGCTTTCGACGAATTAAGCAAGATCGGGATTACTGGCGTGATTCAAGGCGATCTTATGTTTACGGAAAAGGACCTAAAACCGGAGACTATCGATGGCGTTAACTATATTACTTTTCATCCCAATACTATTGTGTACGCTGTGCGCACTGATTCTATGGAAGCCAAGTATATACGTAAAGCTCGAATCGGAATTATTGTGCACACTTCTTATAGTGGCGATTCGTTTGAAAATATGCGAGCCTCCTTTGGCGTTAAAGCTTCTTCATTCAAAAAGGCGCCTTCTGTGTGGCTTCAGGATGCAAACCTCAGAGACCTATCTGGAACGGCTACACTTACAAAAGCAGATACAGACGAAGTCACGAAAGCGCTCAGTGAAGCTGGTAAGATTTTTAATAAAATTAAAGGCAACGCCCTCAATGATCTTTCGAAAAACGAAGAAATGGCCGGACTCATCGAAACGTATAATAACTCCTTTGTTAGACGAGGAGAAAAAATCACAAATACGGCAAAACATGTACAAGGCCTCATCAAGTGGATCGAAGAAAGATTCCAAAAAGAAGCAGACAAGGTAAAAACGCCAGCTGCTAAAGACCGTAAGATGGCAAAGCGAGATGAGTTACTCAAGTTTTTCTCTACAAGTAATAAAGCTAACTTGAAATCTATATTTGACCTACAAAACGCCATAGTAGTGGCGAAATTAGTTATTATAAATAAACTTAATAAAGTAAACAGTATTGATACATTTATTAAAACAAAGTCTGGATACACTGTAACAGGTGCAGAAGGTTTTGTGGCAATTGATAAATTAAAAGGTGGGGCAGTTAAGCTTGTTGATCGTATGACGTTCAGCTTTAATAACTTTTCCTCTGATGTAATTAAAGGCTGGCAAAAAAGCTAATCCTGATGGGAAGAACTATGGAAGAAATTAAAGAAGCATTAAACACTCAGCAGCGTATGAAGCTGAAACAATCTATGCGTCGTAACAGAGCAAAGATTCAAATGGGTCGTAAAAGATCTATGCGTAAATTAGCGTCTAAAGAAGTATTAATGAAACGTGCCGAAAAAGGTGCACGTGTTGCAATGACTAAAAAGCTTCTTAAAGATAAGCCTAAATCAGAGTTGTCTTATGCAGCTCGTAAGGGTCTTGAAGACCGGCTATCTAAAAAGAAAATGCAGATAAAAACAATGGCAAAGAAGCTATTGAAGACGGTTCGAGCCAAAGACAGAGCCAAGCTCCAAAAGAATAAACCAGGCAAATCTCCTCTGGCTCCAAACGCAACATCTGGAGCTAAGTAACAATGTCCTTTAAGTCATTCGGCGAGTACGTCACCGAAGCTACCAAAGAAATTACATTTTCGTTTGGTCGGTTTAATCCGCCCACTGTTGGCCATGAGAAACTTATGGATGCCGCTGCAAAAGTTGCACGTGGTTCTAAGTATATGGTATATCCATCACAAACAAAAGACTCTAAAAAGAATCCATTAGACCATTCTACTAAAGTAAAGTACATGCGTAAGATGTTCCCACGTCACGCCCGTGCAGTACAGTTAGATAAGTCTGTTAAGAATGTATTTGACATTTTAGTTAAACTATATGATCAAGGATTCAATCGAGTTAATATGGTTGTTGGATCAGATCGTGTATCAGAATTTGAAGCATTGATTGGTAAGTATAATGCTGTCAAAGGTCGTCACGGCTTTTATAACTTCGAAGGTGGAGTTAATGTAATCTCTGCAGGCGAAAGAGATCCAGACTCTGAAGGAGTATCTGGTATGTCTGCATCTAAGATGAGAGCAGCAGCACAAGCCAACGACTTTAGTTTATTCGTTAAAGGTCTTCCTAAAGGATTTAAAGACGATAAAGAACTGTTTAATGATCTGCGTACTGCTATGGGTCTTAAAGAGTCACACGACTTCCGTCAACATATACAATTACAAACCGTATCAAACGAGCGTGAAGCTTACATCCAAGGCGATCTATTCGCAGTGGGTGATGAAGTTGTTATTAAAGAGTCAGAAGAAGTAGGTACTGTAGTTATGCTAGGATCTAATTATGTCTTAGTTGAATCTGGCGGTAAGAAGCTTCGTAAATGGCTTGACGCTGTTGAGAAGCTTCAGGAATCAATTGATATTCCTATCGAAGTACCTATTACAAATACACACACATCCTTTAGCTCATACATCAAAGGCGATTCCAAATGAAAATGACTGAAATACAAAAGATGTATATGCGAGCACGAGGCCGTTGGTCACGTAATCTTGGTAAAGAAGAAGCCAAGAAACAAGCTAAGATTGATGACTTTAAACCACACAAGATGTACGATAAAGATGGCACTGCACACGATGCTAATACATTAGATACCCACTTGCGAATGAAAAAACTTGGTTATTCTCATGAAAAACCTGTTAACGAATCGGCGGTAGATATTCCTTTTCACGTGTTACGTGAAGGTTACGAACTTGCTGAGGCTGTACATGACGGCAAGAAAGTAAAGCTAAATGACCCTATCCGCACTAATGAAGTTCCTTCGAAAAAGTTTAAGGTTTATACAATGGGCCCTAACAAGTCTGTTGTTGTTGTACGCTTTGGCGATCCTGACATGGAGATCAAACGCGATGACCCAAAGCGTCGAGCCAGTTACCGTGCACGACATAACTGTGACAATCCTGGACCAAAGTGGAAAGCCAATTACTGGTCCTGCCACCAATGGCGCAGCGGATCAAAGGTAGATAACTAATGGAAACGGTAGAGAGTCAAAAGCGATTGGATCGCATAGAATTTAAGATAGATAAACTATCTGAAATAGTTATATCATTAGCCCGAGCAGAAGAGAAGCTTATAGCCTTAGAAGGTGACAAGAATTTTCTGTTAGAGAGGATGATTAAACAAGAAGAAAGAGTCGATAGTATCGAAAAAAAGGTAGACGAAAATGGGATCACTACGAAAGTTATAAATCGTGTGTTTTGGATTCTCGTCGCAGTAGTAGCTTCCGCGTATGTCGGTCAACAATTCATTTAAGGAGAACAGGATGGATAATCCTATCGCAGAAGCATATGTACAGATGCTTCGAGAAAGAAACGAAAAGAAAAAAGCTGGCAGCCACAAGATGCCAGATGGTTCAATGATGAAAGACGATGATCCATCAATGAAAGAAACAAAGCTGGATCCAGTCGGCAAAGCTGATGCAGACATCGATAACGATGGTGACACGGATAGCTCTGATGAGTATTTGCATAAGCGTCGTAAGGCTATTAAAAAGTCTATGAAAACCGAAGAAACCGTTGATGAAGTTCGCCAGCTAAAAGATCCT